GTATGCCATCCTCTAGTGGAATTTTTGGAACTACCTTGAACCTAATTCCTAATTGGTAGGCGACCTCTCTCCTGGTTTTGCCATTACCAAAATCGGTAACTTCAATATCGTGTGGTGCAAAGTGATCCTTGTAGACATACTCCTTTTCTTTAATAAGCTGCACATAGTAAGGTAAACCTTGACCTCTCTCTTCATGATAATCTATAATGCTTATGCTTCTGCCAAGCTGCTGATAAAATATAATAGCACTATGGTCGGAGACCCCAAGATCCCATGCGGTTGATACAGGTAGTGATGGATCGTAGGGAACTCTGGATAATTGTTTTTGATCATCTAGTTTACCTATTACATCTCCATATACTGCACCTTCTATGTTTGCTATCCAATCGCACTCAAACTCTTGTTGGTACTTCTTATCACCCATTACCTCTTTTGCCTTGACCAACTCATCATTGTCTACGATTAATGTTTCACTAGCTTTTGCCTTGTAGTTGAACCAATCATCAGCTCCTTGTGCGTGTTGGTATAATTCATAAAAGTTATTGTTCATTCCCATAGGTGTACCAATAAACACACAGTAACCTTTACGATCTGATAATGCTGGTCTAATGATTTCTGGAAACAACTTACTGTTTACATTTGCGTACTCATCAATCACACAACCATCTAGATATATACCTCTTAATCCATCTGGAGACTCTGAGCCTAGCAAGGTGATACGAGAACCATTAGGCAAATCTACACGCAGCTCTGTCTCGTTAAACTTGGTGTGGGGTATCTTGGCGGTGAACTGTTTCATGTAATCCCATGCAATAGACTTAGCTTGTTTGAAGGTGGGTGCAATATAAGCAAATCTTGGGTTTTTGAGTTTGGACAGTAATGCTGACCTAATTAGATGATTAATCATACATACTGTCTTTCCAAACCTTCTATGGCAAACTAATACATTCCATCTATTCTTATCTATTTGTTTGTGTAAATAGGCTTGGTGCTTTCTTGGGGTATAGGGTATTTTGATGTCCATAATTAGTGAACTGATTTGCTGTAATTATCTTCTCCAAAAGGTGTGTATTCAAATCCTAGTCTCATCATAATGTAAGATGTAAATAATTGTGCAGAGTCATTATTAGGCATACCAAAGAATTTGATTACAACATTGTTGGTTTTTTCTTCGATATAGCAAACACAATCTAGATCTTCTGATGAAAAGTAATTCATATACAACATATAGTTTATTTTCTGTGGAATGAAAACAAAAGAAGTGTGTGTGTATAAGGGTGTCCTGAAGTTCGATGTATATATATATAATAATCGGCGACCATTTTGTGGGGTATACCCACCTAAGCAAATCCAAAAAAGTAGATCCTAGTCAGTAAATATATACATTGTGGTGTTTCGATAAGAAAACGTTATCACTTGTCATTAAATAAATTCTTTTTAAATGGTCCTTATAAGATAGGTCAACAATACTGACCGATCTTTAACGAGAACAACAGAAAATTTTCTATACATTAGGATAGCAACATTTCAATCAATCTTAGTTCTAACCCTCACAACATTTCAATTAATCTTCTAAAGTTTTTTGGTCTGTGATATTATTGCAACAGTGTTGCCTGGATAACACACATTAGAATTATTCTAATCTAATTAGAGCTTTTAAAATAAAACTAAAAAAAATATATTTTGTCTATTGACTTCAATAAATAAATATATATTTTGTATAAATAAATAATAATGAAAGGAAACAATAAATGACAACATCAATACAATATAAAAAAAATATGCACTCAAACGCAAAGACAGAAAATCTTTTTAGAAAGATACAAAATAATGAAAATCAATGGTTTGCTTTTGATTTTATTTTAGATCATTTTAATGAAGATCAAAAAGTTAAGATTAGAAAATATATAAAGCAATTAATTAAAGACGAAAAAACTAATGAAATCAACAAAAACCAATAAACTTGACATTAATAAATTATACAATTAATATAATAGAAAAAACGAAAGGAAACAACAAATGACATTTGAACAACACTACACAAACTTAATTACAGACTTAGAAAGTAAATTTCCTAAGTTAGTAAAAAAATATGATCTTTCAGTATCTCATAGTGGAGGAGGATGTTTTCATATTGAGATGAGATTAGACAAAAAAAGATCTGTTTTAATTAATCCTTATTCAGACGATGTTGAATATGATATTCCAAAAAATAAAAAATCAAAATGTATTTTTGGAATTTATAATGAAGATTATGAAGAACATGAAACATTTTTTACACCATTTGAAAATGGTTTAAAACAAGTACAAAAAATGAAAGGAAAAAAATAATGAACTATTACACAGAAAAACTAGAAGACTTCGGATATAGAGAACAAGACATGGCGAAAGATTTATTTGAAGCATGGAAGTTAAACGGTTTGCCATCAGACTTTAATAATGATGGTGTTAAAGTTGCCATGAATATGTCAAGTGGTTATGTATTCTTAACTAACTCTGATTATCAAGTTGTTATGTGTGATGATGATAAAAAGTTATATTCTTTTTATTCTTCACCATACGAAGGTAAAGAAGGTTGTTTTGAAGAACTACTAGAAGAATATGAAGATATGCATCACGAAGACAAAGAATGGTTCAGAGATGTTGCTAAAGAAATAAACAGAGAAAACGAAATAAAATAGAAAGGATAAAAAAAATGGATAAAATAAATAAGTTAAAAAAAAAACTGTCTGATATAACAGACGAAATTGAGGACATGATTGAAAAAGGTGTTAGTGAAACTAATCCTAAATTAGACGAATTAAATACTAAACAACATAGGTTGGAAATAGATTTAGATTTTTTAACTAATGTTATGGGGGGTAAATAATGAAAGCTAAAAATTACAAATCAATCACAGAAATATTGACAAAAAAATACCAATGTAAATTCTATTTATTCATGGATCTAAGAGATTGTGAAAATAGAATTAAACAAAAAAGAAAGGACCAATAAATGACACTTACAGAAAAAGAAAAAGACTTTTTATTCAGTTGGTTAAGTGATGATCTTTGCATTGCTAGAGATGATCTAAAAAGACATGAAGATAATAAGGAAGTGTTTAAGGAAATAAAACCAAAAGTAAAAATATTATCTTCAATAATTAAAAAAATAGAAAGCGAGATATAAATGACAAGTATAGATTTTTATTGTTGCGTTGTGTTTTTATTTGTAACAATAGTTATGATTATAACAATTTAACAAAGAGGTATTGATGATAGTATATGGTAAAACACCTAAAGAGTGGCGAAAACAAATAGGCTTAAAGAGCTTATATTATAGAGCTGAAATAGTAATATTTCTTATTGGTTTTATTTTAGGATCAGTAATATTTTAATGATAAAACAATTAGAACAACAGAATTTTCATGAGGTTGAAGTAACAAGTGGATTTATAATGAAACTTATTAAACAGACTCAAGAAAATATAAGACTAGGAAAACAAACAATAAACGAGAAAGGAAACAATGTATATAATAGACTATCCAAACCAAAAAATTAAGAAGTTTTCTAATCAAGAATTGGAAAGTTTTTTAAATAAAGTTATAAAAAAAAGATGGATCTTTGTTAAGGACAAAGTCAAAGCAAAGAAGTTTTTAAGACAAATAATTAATAATTAATCTTTACTCTCAGTAGTTGTCGAAGTTATATCTTCGGCAGCTACATCAATCAAATCATCTTGATTGTCCTCCCATGATATGCGTATCGAACTATCTGATTTTACATTAAGATTTTGCTTTTCCTGGAATAAGCTGCTTACTCTTGGAGCTAACCATTTAAGATAGTTTTGTTTTTCTCTCAAAAAAAGTAATTCCTCGTTAGACATTTCAGTTACGTCAGAGGAGAATATTGCTAACATTTTTTCAACCAATGTTTTTATGCCTATCTCTTGAGCTTGGTTAAACTTCTCTTTAAACTTTGGATTTTGATCTAAGAACTGATAAAAAGAGATCAAGCTGATCTTTAAGGTGTCTCTGACTACGATATGGGGTATTCCTCCATCGTAGATAGTGCCTAACAAAATACTTTGCTCTGAATCTGTCAGACTGACTGGCAAGTTGTTCTTGCTCTTGGATATATTTTTTGATTTCTTCATCTGTTTTATCTCTAAAGTTTATTAAGTTTTTTAATCGTTTTATTTTGTTTTGTATAGGTACATTTTTATTGTTGTATAAACCTTTATATTTCCTGGTCTTAGAATCTGTAGATTGAGATCCTCCATGAAAACGACAAAGCATACGCCTTGAAGTAGGGGTAAAGTAACCTTTTGCACGACATCGTTTACCACTTTGCTTGGATGTACCCTCACACCTTATTTTTATCTTTGGCATTACCTTTATAATCTAAATTATTTCTTTTGTTATATGCAACCTTTTCTCTGTATCTTGGATTGCTATTCTTACTTATAGATTTCAGAGCTTGTAAGATTTTTTGAGGAGGAACGTAGGTCTTTTTCTCATTGGCAGCTAATTCCTCTTTTCTCTGAATGGCTAACCTAACATAGTAAGGATTGTTCTTATCCATTTTCAAGTCAAGCAGGGGGAGCTTCGCTAAATTGTCTATTATAGATTGTTTATTACCTCTATTATTTTTTATGATTTCTTCTATTGTACTACTGTATACTAATGATTCTACTAATGTCTTTACATTTGAAACATTCAATGTTTCATTTTTATACATTGATGTTTCATTTTGAAACATACCCTTCTCAAACTTAACAAACTTAACATTAATTTGATAGGTCTTACCAGACCTACCTTTTATAGTAGAGATCACATTTAATTTAGTAAGAGTTAGTAATGTTCTGTGAATTGTGGTCCTAGATAGACCTGTATCTTTTTGAATTGTAGAGTGCCTTAATCCAGCTCTATAATCGTTAGATTTCCAACAATATTTCATCAAAGATAGATAAACAGATAAGCAATTAGCCTTTTTAGACCCCCCAACCTTATCTAAATGGTGATAAAGCATATATGTAAGCTGTAAAAATCCTCTAGTTTTAAGCATTACATACCTTTTTATGGTTCTCTTGGAGGTCTAGCAAGATAGATAGCCATTGGTTCTCGTTCATAACCTCAAACTCTGTCTGAGAGCCTGTTATACGCTTGATCCTAAAAGTTAGGGTATCATGTGTCAGTTTTTTATAGAACACCAAAAATACAGGTATGTTTAAGCGTTTACCGACTATGTTTGCAAGGGTTGTAGCCTTGTATTTCTGACCTTTGTCAAAGCAAGTCTCAAGGACCGCCAAAGGCTCATAACATTTAGGACAACACTCAATAGAGTCTATATCAATCATAGCAATACCATCGTATTTTCTATGCCAATCGTTATAGCTGCCATTACTAAAGGCATAAGTCCATCTAGCCATCTGTCTCTGCCTTGATTATAGCTAAACCTAACTCTCTTGCAATAAGAGGTACAATAGAATTACCTAAAGATTTTATTCTGTTGGCTCGATCTTTGTCCAATTCATAGGATATGCCATTAACATTTCTACAAAGTGAGGATTGAGCTTCCCACCAGGTTTGTTGTTCTTCAATACTGTTCTTGGAACTGACTTGTCTCTGCTTGGTTTCCATGTTGGTTGATAACCCATGTCCTTGTGATCCCTCGCTGTTGGAGTTGGCATCATCTCCATCGCATCTCTGAGCTTTACTCCCCATCTCTCTCCCTTCTTGTTCTCTCGAAAGAAACGACCATCTTTCATTTGTACATTTTTCGCTGCTCCACCTTCGATGTCTGATGCTCTCGGTGTTGGGTACATCTTGATCATCTCTGACAGATAACCGCTTTTCCTGTTCGTTGCTGCTCTCGATGGTCTCATTCCTTTTCGATCTATATGATCCATTGTGTTTGGAGTAGGCAAGAATCCAGACTCTTTTCCTTTGATGCCACGCACCGATGCCTGAAGCTGGAATAACAAGACATTGGACTTCGAAACCTTCTTTTTCCAAGTCATCACACACCTGTCGGAGGACCACGCCTTCTTGGATGTTAATAATGCCTTCAACATTTTCCCCAATGAACCATCTAGGTTTACACTCTCTGATGACTCTAATAGTTTCATCCCAAAGGTAGCGGTCATCTGATGTTCCTTTTCTCTTTCCTGCAACGCTGAAAGGTTGGCATGGGAATCCTCCTGTAATAATATCTGCTGCGTATCTATCTCCTTTGACATTTCTAACCTCACTTTCTATTGGTATGTTATTAAAATTTTTCTTTAATACTTTTTTACAAAACTCATCCTTCTCTACAAATGCGATTGTCTCAAACTGTCCTGTACTTTCTAGTCCTAAACTGAACCCACCTATTCCACTAAATAGATCTAATAGTTTTAACTTCATCTTCTCCTCCTTGTAAATATTGTTCTCCAAAACCATGAACGCATCATAGATATAACTGTAAAGATAACTGCTATATGAAAGCTCTCCAATACTGTTGGATGCAAATCAAAGAATGGAAATATATATAGCTGAATTAAAGTAGATAAGAATAAACCACTACCTACATCAATTATTGTTTCAAATAAGTTTCTCACTTTTTAACCTTTCTTTTAGTTTTTGTATTTCATAATCTTTTACTTCAATCTCCATCTCAAGTGCTAAGATTATATCTGCTTGTTTTTTTATATACTTCTTTGCTCGTTTTAATTCTTGCTTACACTCAACCTCATCGAACATACCTTCGTAAGTCATACTCCACACATACCTTCACATTCGTTGTTAAACATATCTAGCTGCTTGTCTGTTTCCTTTTTATCAAACTCTACTTCATCCAAAGGTTTACAAGATCTATGAGAGTATAGTTGTTCATCCTCTTTACGAGATATGTTTCTAACTTGTTTATCAAAATCAACAGCATCAGCAAACTCACTTGGTCTTTTAGTTTTCATAAAATGCCAGTAAGCATCATTGTGATATGGACATACAATACAAGCTGACTTTTCTGGTAAAGGTATGTCATTCTTTTTAAGATAATTAATACAATCTTGTCTTGACATCTTTGCTTCAATTAATGGATGTCTGTTTAAGATATAT